ACGGGGAAACCCTGTCAAAGGGTATAGGGAGAAGGGTAAACTGAATGACTTTAGCAAGCGACCTTGACAACTTCCTAGCCCCTATCCTTGCCGCCTTCTCTGACAGTCTACAGGCACGGCTAAACGGCTATGTTGCCACGGCGTATCTTAGAGGCTCGGCGCAGATGGTACAATGGGGCAGGACTAAACTGACTAACAGGCCGATATTCTTCGAGGGTCCGCCCATACAAGAGGCTATTGACTACGCGACCAAACACTGCGCAACGCTGGTTACAGGGCTGAATGAGGAAACAAAGGCGCGGCTGGCAGAGGTTATCGGCAATGCGATAGAGGAGAAGCGGGGTATTCCAGGACTGGCAAGGGATATACGGAACAGCTTTGACGATATGAACAAGGCCAGGTCGGAGATGATAGCCCGCACAGAGACTTGTGACGCCTTAGAGCAAGCCTTCCTTGACCGGGCTGACGATATGGGGATCACGGGCAAGGAATGGGTAACTTACGATCCTTGCGAGATATGCGAAGATAACGAGGCAGAGGGCATTGTGCCGATAGACCACATATTCTCAAGCGGGCATGAAAGACCGCCCGCTCATCCATCTTGCAGGTGCGCCCTAGCGCCGGTGATGCTGAAAACTTAGCTGCCCTGCCACGAGTAGGGACAGTAACGAAGCCCGTGTAACAGCGGGCTTTTGCTATTTCAGGAGGTAACCATGCCATTGACGAAACCAGCGTCCGACGAGAAGCAGGGAGACTTCATGCAGCGTTGCATGAGTGATTTGGCAACTGAGTTCCCGGACGAGAAGCAACGCACGGCAGTATGTTATTCCCGCTGGAACGAGTCCCTACAGGCGAAGTATGCTGGGATAATTCAAGAGGCGGGTAAACGGAACAAGGTCGAGGATAGCAGGGTCAAGGCTTTCGTTGTTGAGTGCGGCGCCTTGTTAGCCGATGCGACGCCCCAGGATGAGCAACTAGCGGCCTCCATGCAGGAAGCCGATGCAATACTCACATGGCTCAAGGAACAGGCCGCATTTAAGTCTGAGGACGGTGTGCAATACCCCGCTGAGGCTTTCGCTTATGTGACTGACGCTGAGAAGCCCTCTGACTGGAAGCTCAGGTTATGGGAGGATGCGGAAAAGAAAGTCACTAAAACACAACTCAGATATGCAACTGCCTATTTGAGTGAAGGCGGATTCAGGGGGCAGAAAGTAGCCATAGCCTCCGCCGACTTACCGGCCGTTAAGAGGAAGATAAGAACCGAGTATAGCAAACTCGGCATTGAAGATACTGAAATTCCAAAGTGGGTACAGGAGGCGAATATGAACCGGACTGTAATAGCTGATTACATACCCTTAACCGAGGCGACCATTGGCAGTAAAGGCAATGCTCAAATCGTGGTTATCAAGCCCGGACTCAATACCAGCAAGGAGAGATATTACCCGGCTGAGATATTGGGTAGGGATTTCGGCGTATTTGAAAACGTGAAAATGTATGCCGACCACCCCAGCGAAGCCGATGAGAAGAACCGCCCCGAGAGGTCAGTACGGGATTGGGTAGCAACCCTCAAGAATGTCCATGTCGATAAGGCCGGGACTGTAATAGGAGAGGCGGTTGTGGTGGAGCCGTGGATGCAGGAAAGGCTTGCCACATTAAGGGATAAGGGAATGTTAGCTGACATTGGCGTATCAATCAATGCAATCGGCACAGCCTCGAAGGGTACTATCGATGGTGTCAAGACCAATGTAATTGAGAGAATAGTGAGGGCAAGGTCTGTTGACTTCGTGACCGAGGCCGGGGCCGGAGGCGGCGTGCGGCTATACGAGGCCGAGTCTACCCTGGATGTGGACTTGGTGAACCTGGACATCCTCAAGGAGCGGCGTGCCGACCTGGTAAAACTTATTGAAAGTGAAGTAGAGACAAAATATAAATTGGAGGTTAAAAGGCACATGGAGCAAGACGAAAAGGTTAAGGAACTCGAAACCAGCAATGCCACATTGACCACAGAGTTAAGCGAACTGAAGGGTAAGATCACCCTGGCAGAGAAGGCACAAAGAATAGCTGAAGCCAAGTCTGTAATCGACGAAGCCATAAGCAAATCTGAGTTGCCGGAAGCTGCCAAGAAAAGGATTGCCGAGAAGTTCGCAGGGGTTGAGGTTGCCGAGGGCATTACTGAGGCAATCAAGGCTGAGATCGACTATGTGAGCGCCTTGAAAGAAACAGGGAAGGTCAAGGGCATGGGTGCAACCAAGTCCGATCCCGACGCCGATAGGAAGGCGCTCAAAGAGTCATTCAAACGACTCGGGATGGATGACGCACAGGCTGAGACGGCGGTAGTAGGGAGGTAGAAACATGAAACTATCGACAAGGCAATGGAACTTTTGCCGCATGATACGGTGCGACAGCCTGAAGGTCAGTAAATACATTGGCGTTCCGAGGGAATGTACTCTTGAGGAATGCCCATACCCTGACAAACGCACAGCCTTAACTGAGAATAGAACAAAGACATTGCAGGCCATGAAACTCAGGGGCGGAGGTGTGCGATGAACGGAGGTCCAATAGCAGGCAGAAGCCCTCTAGAACCCTATTACAACCCCTACGGGCAAGAGGGAGAAGAAATCTCCTCAACCTATGAGGGGCGTCACGTAATGGTGATGGAGGAAAACTTAATCCACCCCGACAACACCGACGCCAACGGCGATGACTTTGTTCGCAAGGGCGACCCGGTGTGTTTCTTTGACGGGGTTGGGGTTGCACTGAAAACAGCCACGGCAGTCACTGAGGTCGTACCGATTGATACAGAAGGCATCTGGCGTCTCATGGTGATAAACACGAGCGACCTATTCGGGCCTGTGTATGTAGGACAAACGCTGTTTATTGACTGGTGGGACGGTACTATCACAGAAGACCCAACTGTCGGGTCGGTGTTTGGGTATGCACTCCAGTCTATTGACGAGTTGGTAGACGGGGGAGGCGATCCATTACCAAATCCCGCGATAATTGCCGTCAAGGTACATTGGGGCGGCCCGTGGTGGTTTTGGTGGATGTTTGGGCCGTGGATACCGTAATTAACTAAAAATAAATCAGGAGGTAAATCAATGCCAGCATTCGGAGTTTATCCAGTCGCAGACGCCTTAGCAGAAGGCGACGAGATTTCGTCTACTTATGAGGGTAGACACGTCACTCTTCTAGAGAGTGAGTTAATTCACAAAGCAGGTAATGTCGGCGGGTTCGTCGACAAAGGCAATCCCGTAGTCTTTGACGTTACGGAAGGGCACGGAGTTGGGATAGCCTTTACATCCGCCGAGGCTGCAACCGACCTGGTAGCCATCGACACAGAGGGCATCTGGGTTGTAGATGTTGTCGCCGCCGATGACGGAGGCAATATCGCAGTAGGCGGAGGCGATGTGCTTTACATCAATAACGTAACCGCCGTTGTCAGCAAGATTGCCACGGGAGCCACGCAAGTCCCATTCGGGTATGCCCTGGGAATCATTACTACCCCGGGCAACATAGAGAGAATCGCCGTCAAGGTGCATTGGTCTCCTGTTGACAACTGGGTACGCGACCTTGAGGAGTTCTACTTTGGTGACAGCCTGGATTGCAACTTAGTTTGGGGGCCGAGTATTATCAACGCGGGCGTTGATACTCTGCTACTCACTAACGATGCGGTTCCGGCTGGCAGTTCGGCATTACAGATTAAGGCCACAGCCGGAGCGGGCACTAACGATGTGGGTATTGCCTGCTACTTCGATGCTACCGCAGGTGGTGTCCAGACTGGTAACTGGGTCTACGGCGGCGGTATCTGGCTCAACCTGGGCACGACCTTCGACGCACCTGCTGGGAAATACGAGATGGTAGCCCAGAATAACGGCATCTACGCCGGGGTCGTTGTGGACTATGCAACGGCGACCGCAATCTATGGCCTGAAGGCTGAGTGCATTATGACCGCTCAACCAGCCAACGTCTATGCCTTCGGAATCGGTGGGAATATAGCTGGTTCAGGCAACACGGCTATATTCTACGCAGCGGACACAAGTATCTGCGGCCATACCATCGGAAATAAGTCCGGCGTGGTTGGTGGCGCCATCGCCCTGATCGTTGTCAATGGTTCAGGCTACAACGGCGTTCTCTACGTCAACACCTTCCGAAACTAAAGGAAATAAAAATAAAAAGGAGAAGCAATGCGCACGTTAAACTTAAAGGATTACATGGTTAGTGGTAAGGCAAAGGGCGGTGATGGCAAACTGATTGACATTACCGCTCCATACCACGTCAAGGATTCGATTCTGAATCTAATGTTCAATCGTGAGCTGCAACTATCCGGTGCTGAGTTGGTCAAGCAGAATATGCTGGCTATGAAGCTGGAGAACTGCAAGGATGACGAAATCCTAGTAGAGGAGGATGAGTACCAGAGGATTAAGAAAGCCATGGACACCTTTAAGGGGTTCAACCGGAACGATGTTGAACTTGTAACCCGTCTAACAGAGGCGGCAGTGGTGGAAGTGGAACCCAAAAAATAATACGGAGGTAACCTAAATGGAATTCATGAAACTCATGGAAGATTGGAATGGTTATACCACCCTATCTGACATTAAAAGACCCGAAGGATATGAGCAGAGATTGAAGGAAACAATCGACCTGCTAACCAACGCGAAGGGACTCCCGCCTCACAAGCATGAGTATCTAATGCGTGAGGCACTGACCACAAGCGACTTCCCCTATCTGTTCGGCGACGTGCTGGACAGACAGGTGTTAGCGTCCTACAAGGCCGTTGACCCTGTATGGAAGGCGTTTGTGCGCATGGGTACGGTGCCCAGAATCTTCCCCCAGGTGGGCGGGTATAGATTCGGCATCACCGGCGGAGACCAGCACCTAGAGGAAGTCGGAGAAAAAGGCGAGTACCTGGCTAGTGAGCGTGACGAGAAACGTTATCCTGTTTCCGTTAAAAAGTACGGCAGGCAGTTTGACATCTCCTGGGAAGCCCTGATCAACGACGACCTGGGCGCACTGAAGGATACCCCGACACGGTTTGCCATGGCGGCTGCACGAACTGAACACCGTCTGGTTACTGGAACTTACGTAGCAGACGCTATTGCTGATAGCACGCACGCTGCCGGCTTCCTGTATGACTCAACCGTCGGCGATGTAATCAACCTGGGTGCACTGCCTCTGACTATCGCCAACCTGGAGAACACCTGCGAGGCCATGGCTGCTTTCACGGATGTCAATGGCGAGCCGATAATGAACAGGGCAAAGTACCTGGTGGTTGGCCCCGGACTTGAGTTCACAGCGCGACAAATCCTGACCTCGGCAACAAAGATGTGGCTTGACCATGTGACGTTAGCGGCGGCTGGGCCTGCTACGATCTTCCCCATGCCAACGAACAACGTCATCTCTCAGTACGGCTTACAACTCATAGTT